GAACCTGATGAGGACTAAAATGGAAGAAGTAATTAAAATAGTTTCAGATTATTTAAAAGTTGATAACGTTACACCAGAATCACATCTAGTAGATGACTTAGGCGCTGATCCTTTTGATACTATTGAAGTTGTAATAAAAGTTGAGCAGGGATTAGGTGTAAAAATACCACAAGATGTTGGTGACAATATTAAAACAGTACAAGATTTAATTGACGCTGTAAAAGGAAATTAATAAATGGCTAAAACATTTTTCTATGACGAACAGATTAGACGATTCATTCTACAATTTGTAAGAATGTTTAGTCATTATCAAGTTGAGTTCGGTTCTGACAGAGAAGGAAATACTACATTGTACACTGTACCTGTACGTTACGGTGATTCAAGTAGACAAGCCGCGGCAATTATGAAACACAATAGTGAAAACGGTATACCTACTGTCCCGCTTATTACTTGTTATGTTACAAATTTAACTTATGATAGAGATAGAATGCAACAACCTAGTTTTGTTGATAAAATGCAGGTAAGAACAAGAGCAATAGATGAGAACACAGGCGAATATACTCAACAACAAGGCGAAGCATACACAATTGAACGCCCTATGCCTACTCCTTATAGACTAGAAATGAATGTTGACATTTGGACTAGTAACACGGAACAAAAATTACAGTTGTTAGAGCAAATATTATGTTTGTTTAATCCGGATTTAGAAATACAAAGTACAGACAATTATATAGATTGGACAAGTTTAAGTTATGTAGAACTTACAGGACAAAATTTTACTAGCAGAAGCATACCACAAGGTACAGAAGATCAAATAGATATAGCAACATTGAACTTTAGCCTTCCTATATGGTTAAGTATGCCTGCTAAAGTTAAAAAATTAGGTGTTATCCGTACAATTACTCATGGTATATTTGACCAAAATGGTAACATGGAAAGTATAGACCAAGGATTAATGTATGGCATTAGATTAGTATGTACTCCACAGATGAGATCAGTTATACTATTAGGTAACCAAGCACAGATTATTCACAGTCATACACCTACCCAAGACAGTTTACAAACTACCAAAGTTGTAAAAGAACCAAAACAGGATCCTAGTTGGAAGGCAACCGTTAATAATTTTGGTAAACTAATTGGACAGAATCAAGCAACACTAAACAACGGAACAAGTCAATTACGATTCACACAACCTAACGGAACAGAAGTTATTGGCACAGTTGCTTATCATCCAACAGACGAAGACATTTTAATTTTTAATGTAGACACAGATACTATTCCAAGTAACACTTTAAAACCTGTAGACGCTATTATTAATCCTACTAAAAAAGGACCTGGTAGCGGATTATCTGCTTCAGCAGAAGGACAACGTTACTTGTTAATATCTAATATAGGTAGTACAAAAAATACAGACGGTGCTGACGCTTGGAAAGGCGCTAACGGGGAAGAATTAATAGCATACGCCAATGATATAGTAGAATATCAAAACGGTAAATGGGGGATTGTGTTTGATGCTAGTACAAACTTAACATCAACTGAATATCTTACAAACTCAAATACCGGAGTTCAATATAAATGGGATAAGACAAAGTGGCTCAAAAGTTACGAAGGCGAATACGAAGCAGGACAATGGAGACTAATACTTTAAACAGTGTTGGTTGCCTTTTTTGGGCAAGAAAAACAAATCGTTTTTTGTTCGTATTAAGAAATACAAAAACATATAAGCATACATGGGCACTTGTTGGCGGTAAAGTTGACAAGGGAGAAACTGTGTTTCAGGCCATGTCAAGAGAAATACAAGAAGAAGTTGGTCCTGTTGACATTGTAAAAACTGTTCCTATAGAAAAATTTACACATACAAAAAATAATTTTGTATATGAAACTTTTGTAAACATTGTTGAAGATGAATTTATACCTGTTCTAAATGAAGAACATATAGGATATTGTTGGGTAGACATTGATCATTTCCCAAAACCTTTACACCCTGGTTTGTATACTACATTAAATATCGATGTGATAGGTGAAAAAATTAAAAACTTAGTAAATCATTTTGATCTGTGATCAAAACTTCCTATATCAGCCGCTGAAATAAACTCTTTGTAATTAATTGCTTTGACATTTTTATACCATTTGTAGTCATCAGGAAACATATGAGTATTATCGTTTACCCAAATAAATTGTGTATCTGGATAAGCACCAAATATTCTACATAAGTTACGTTTCCACTTTATGTCTGGTACATCATATTCATGTGGCATATATCCTGGAGAACCAGCGTACAAATTATTATTGTAATCTGGTGTTTGACCATCATATCCGATCATGTAAACGGTATGATGCTTATCAAAACAAGCAAGATATACCGCTGTACTACCAGCATCCATTTTAACATTACCAGGTACTAGATTAAACTTGCCTGGATATTTTAAACAAATACTACTTGTAGCATAAACAATATTTTCATCAGCATACGGTACATTAGAATATTCTGTACTATTTGCTATCTCATCAGATAGTTGGTTGCCAACTACTAAAAAATCTGGTTTGAATTCTCTACTTAAAGCATTACAACCATAACTCTGTAATGACTTTGATCCTAGCAATCCTCCTTGGTGTCCTTTAAGTAGATCAATTCTAAATCTTTTTCTACTTTCGCCATTTCCAATACAGACAGCATGACCTAAATGTGTTTCGTTAAACACAGTCTTAGGTATAAACTCTCTTGTTTCAGATCTTTTACCGTCTTTTACTTCTATTCCAGTGACAAAATATTCACCATCATATTGGTCAGTTGTTTTTCCTAGCATATTTTTACTTATTTGTTAATTTAAACTACAATGCTCATATCTGGCATTGGTGGCTTTTCTCTTTCACTTGGATCACCATATGGATAACCTTGAATAACATTTGACATATCCATATGCTTTACTCCTGGCATGACTTCTATCCATTCTTCTGTATCTATAGTATAGGCTGTTGACCTTTTCTCTGGTTCTTCAGCATAACCAACACCCAAACAAGATAAAGTATAAAAATTTACAGGAGAAGCCAGAACTTCGTCTGGTTCTATACAACAACAATACCCTGTATTAAGTCCTTTTTCTTGTGCTGATATCATTGCTATTGTTGTTTGTACTATAGAATTAATTTGCCTGTCATTGTCTGTATCTTTATCTTTAGTGCCAAATAAAAATACATAAGGTGCTGTAAGTTGGCCTTGTAATCTAATAGGTCCTGTCTTTTCTATAGCACCTTTATCCCCGTCTCTACACCATGTAATTTTTAACAATTCTTTTTTTAATCTTGTTCCTTCAACACTTGGTGTAAGTAGTTTTACCATTACATTTGTATCTCCTCCTTTTCTTGGAGAATCATATATGTCTTGTAAAATTCCTTCAATGAGTTCATATGGAACTTTTTTCATTTCATTCCATTCTCTTGTAGTGAACCGTTTTTTGAGTAAGTCGTTTAGCATATACTTACTTATCTAAATTTGTTTTTGGTCAATAAAAAAGGGCGACCTAAGCCGCCCTTCTTAAAATTTGTTATTGGTTTCTGTGATTACATTCTGCCAACGACTACTTCGATCATGCCTTCTTCACCATCATGGTCTTGTAATGCTTTACCAATTACAGAACCTAATTTTGGATCTTCTTCAGCACGAGCCATACCGTTACCAGCACTTACCATCATGTCACCTCTAGAAACTTTACCAGTTACTTTAACCGGTACACGACCTTGTAGTGCTACAGCACATACATTGTCTGCTTCCATTTCAGCGTTCATTAAGTAAGCAGGGTTAGATGTAACTACACCAGCAATTTTTCTACAGCCATCTGTGTCACACATTGTAACTTCATGTGATCCACCAAAGCCAACTACAGTACCTGGAGCATACTCGGCGTCTGCTGAGTAATTCTCTGCCAAGTCAGCGTATTGAGCCGCTGTAGCAGTACCAGTTAATGTGCTAACTCTCATATTAGCGTAGCCGGCAACAGTTACGTTACCTGCTGTTGTACCATCTTCTGCTGTTGTTATCGCCGCGAATGTGTCATCTGACTCATCCCAGATCATTGCTACGTTAGTAGATGATCCACGCTCTACAACAAAACCTGCGTCATATGTTGGTGAACCTGATTGTCCAGTAGCATATATTACAAGCGGATCTTCAACTGTTGTATTAGTTGTAGAAACTGTTGTAGTTGAACCGTTAACTGTTAAGTTACCAGCAATAGTTACATTACCTGTTGCTGAAACTTCATCGTTAAGTTGGATAACACCAGAACCGTTTGATTGTAACACTAGGTTTTCGTTAGTGACATCGTTTTTAACACTGTTACCAGTGATTGTAACGTTTGCCGCTTTAGCACCATCTGGAAGTAAAACACCAGTTGCTGAATCATCAGCGTGAGCGTTGATTCCAACACCAGAGCCCATTGTAGTTGCTCTTAGTAATTGGATACCTGAACCTGCGTCTAATTGTAATAAACCAGATCCACTACCACCTGTTACTTTTAGGTTTTGGTTAGCGTCAGTTTGGACAGTAATTGTACCACTGTCGTCCTGGATAACTTGCTTACCGTTAACGTATAAAGATCCTTGGGAAACATACAAGTCTTTCCATTGAGCGTTTGAGGCACCCAAATCAAAACCTGTTGAACCGTTGGAGTTTACGTTTGGTATAATACCAGCACTTGTTACTTTAGCAATCGCTGTTCCACCTGCTGTGAATTGAATTTCATCAGCATCGGAAGTAACTTCTACTTCTACTTTAGTATCAGCATCAGCATCTTGCATCGATGTGATCGATGAAGTAGTTGCTAATACACGAGCATCAATAACATCGCCGGAAGCCGGAGCCTCTGTAAATGTTAATGTTGTGCCTGATACACCGTAAGCCGTAGTAGGTATCTGTACCACACCGTTTAAGGATACAATCGTTGTAGCAGTTGTACCACTTGTTGAAAGTGTAAACGCTACAGTTGAACCGTCACCGTTAAACGAGTCAGCAGTAATAGTTGTGAAGTCAGCACCTGAGTTCCATTCAGAACCAGTGTAAACCTCAATGTTACCTGCTGTTGTGTTGTATCTAAACATACCTTGTGCCGCTGATCCTGGACGTTGACCAGTTGTACCAACCGGAATAATCATCGAACCTGTTGATGAAACGTGTAATGCCGCACTCGGTGTAGCAGTACCAAGACCAATGTTTCCTGAAGAACCTTCTACAAATAAAGCGTTAGCGGCTCCACTTGCTTCAACTCTAAAGTTAACATCAGCACCTGCTTCGTTCATCGCGATTTCGCCTGATGCTGTACCTTCAAATATTAAGTTACCTGAATCAGCAACAATGCTATTTCCGTCAATACCAATATTGTCAACTGTTAAGTCAGTAGTTGTAAGTGTAGTACCATCAAATGTTAAGTTAGCACTATCTTCAACTGCACCACCTGTACCAGCAACCAACACACGGTTATCTGTTAAGTCTTCAATAACAGCCGTTGCCAATGTAGCAGTACCGTCAACTTCAAGAGCCGCCGAAGCAGTAATCTTGCCTGTTGCATCTAATGTACCACTAACTGCTGTGTTACCATTTGCTACAGTTACTTGGAAAGTTTCACTTCCTGAAGCGCCAATGTCAAAAGTTGTACCATTGAATCTAAAGTTAGCGTCATCTTCTACAGCACCTGATGTACCAGCAATAACAATTCTATTGTTGGTTAAGTCAGATACTACAGCACTGTTCATTGTAACACCACTAGCCGCCGCTGTTAATACTGAAGTTGAATCAACTTCAACAGCAAACGAACCTGTTCCTGAATCAGAAACAGTAGCAGTTGTATTGCCTTCTACAAGTCTAGTTACGTCACCGATCTGTGAGTCAACGTAGTTTTTAGTTGCCGCATCTGTACCTGCTGTTGGTTCAGCAACACCTGTAACTTTGTTGCCACCCATCGCTACAGATTGACCTGAAGCAACAGTTAAGCCACCGTTAAGTGTTACTGTAAGTGTAACATCTAAAGCACCTGAGAACGTTGTAGTTCCTGTACCATTGATTGTTCCACCAACATACAAGTTACCAGCGATACCTGCACCACCGTCAACAATTAAAGCACCTGAAGTAGTACTTGTTGAAGCAGTTGTATCGTCGATGTTTACAGCACCAGCAGTTGTTAATGTACCAGCGATGTCTGTATTACCATTAGAAGCAGTAACAGTCATCTTATCAGTAGCAACAGTAAAGTCACCACCAACGTCACCAGCACCACTGATGTTTAATGTAGCACCAATGTACTCACCAGTTGTAGTTAAGTTTGTACCATCCCATGTTAATCCAGCATTGTCTTCTAACAAACCGTTAGCGCCTGCTGTTACAACACGACCTGATGTTAAACTTGATGATTTAACGTTACCAACACTGATGTTACCTGCAGTACCTGCCATAACTTCTGATGTGTTAGTTACGTCTGTTAAGTATACAAACTCGTCCGCTGAGTTATCATAACCAAAGAAGCCGATCTTAGCAGAAGAATCATAGTATCTAAACTCGATACCTCTGTCTTTACCGTCATCACTGCCTGGAGCACTATCACCACCTAGTGTGAAAATAGGGTCATCAATAGTTACAGTTGTTGAGTTTGTTGTAGTTGTTGTACCGTTAACAGTTAAGTCACCAGCAATAATAACAGAACCAGTATTTGCCGCTCCACCACTATTTGGATTAATAGTAATAGAAGTGTTTGTAGCAGAAAGACTGTTTGAGTCCATTACCATGCTACCAGCAGTAAATGCCGTTCCTTCAAATTTGCCAATTTCTGAACCGTCTACGTTAAACGCTATCTTACCGTCTGAACCTGTGTCAGTTACAGTAACGTTAGTGTCACCTGCTGAAATAGCCGAACCTGCTGATGAAATTTGAGAATCAACATAAGTTTTTGTTGCTAAATCATAGTTGTCACTTGGTGTGTAAGATGAGTTCGCTCTAATTTGATGTGAACCATCTGTTGCCGCACCTACTCTTAACATATTTGTAATAGTACCGCCAACAACAGTTTGCATCATAATCTGACCGTCTTCTGAACCGTCAGTTACGTCAATTGCTTGACCAATGATTTTAGCAAATGTGTGTTGGTTTCCGCCATCGTCGTCACCCATCCATTGAATGTTACCTAGGGCATCGTCGTCTGCCGGAGAAGCACTGTCTTTTACAAAGTTAATGCTTGAGCCGTTAGCGTCAGCGTTTGTATTTGTTAATGTGAAATCTGGCTTACCACCTGTAGCACTTGTTGCCGCTATGTCACTATTAATAGTACCATTTAAAGCAATAGTGTCAGAAGTGGCTGAACCAATAGTTGAGTTTCCGTCAACTTGTAGGTTACCGCCAATTGTCGCATTTCCATCAACATCAGCGTCACCGCCCATGTTTAAGTTTTCTGCTAAACCTAAACCACCGTCAATAATGACAGCACCAGTAGTGTTAGATGTTGATGATGTAGTATCGTTAAAGTTAGCCGCACCACTAGCCGCTAAAGTTCCAACGGTAGTATTACCTGCCGCTAGTGTTGAAGCGAGTGTAGCCGCGCCAGCAATATCTAAAGTACCGCCACCGTGGATAGCACCAGCAACACCCATACCGCCGTCAATTATGACAGCACCTGATGTAGTGTTTGTTGCCGCTGTAGTATCGTTAAAGTTTGTAACACCAGTTACGTCTAATGTACCACCAACTGTTGTATTACCTGTTGCTTGAGCAATAGTAGTTTGACCAACTGTTAATGTTGTACCGTCGAACGTAAGGTTACCGTCATCTTCTAGTACTCCATCTGTACCAGCAACCACTAATCTATTATTAGTTAAATCTGAAATTTTGGCAGAAGCCATTGTAACTTCAGAAGATGTAGCAGTAAACACAGTAGTAGAATCAATCTCCATAGTGATTGTTCCTGATCCTGAGTCACTAGCAACAATAGATGTGTTACCTTCTACAAGTGTAGTAGCAGATCCAAGTTGGCTATCAACATACGACTTAGTCGCCGCATCCGATGCCTGTGTTGGAGTACCAACGCTTGTTATTCTGTTCGAACTAGCATTAATATTTCCTGTAGGTGCTAACGTTAAATCACCTGAGGATGTGCTAATTTGATTGTTGTCAATGGTCGTATCGTCAGCAATCAGTGAACCTACTTGATTCCATTGAA